CTGATAGTCAAATTCATGTCACCAGAAACTTTTATCTCAGGTCTGCAGAGACCTGCCCGCTTAATTGCTGGGATAATATCTGTACCCCTTTCTTTATGTTTGTGAAAAACCTAAACGACAGTAGACCACAATTGTGTGTGGTAGTCTGTGTCCTGGTTTTTCATAACCAGGGATACGAATTTTACCTGTTCCGTTTATTAGAGTGTTTAACCTGCGGTCACTCTATCAGGAATTTTGTAATAATTCCTTGGGCCTGAAAGTGGCCCGTTTTGCTTCCTTTTGGAAGCTGTACCTTCTTGGTACCAAATACGCCGTTTACATTTCAAATGTACATGGTAGATTTGATTCGCAAGATAGAACGATTTAAGAAGGTTTTGATTGATAAACCCTTGAAAAGAATCACGCCTATTGCTTAAAAGCTGGTAGTGAGGGCATTCTTGTGGCACCCCTTCTTTCCTACTGATGATACAGGTCTTCCGCCTAGAAATAGGTTTGTGGCCTGAATGCGAACGCTAGCGAGCCAGCAGTTAAGTCTTTTGGTTGAGCGTGTTGTGCATAACTTCTGACCCTTTCCCTACTCTTTTAAACCAAGCGAGTATACATTTACAGTTGATGTCAGACTTTTGTAAGCATTCCTGGATGTTGAAAACTTGTTAGTACAAAGAATTATATTGCTTGATTTTGTCATGTACCTCCCTTAAGATAATACTGGCTGCATATAGTTATTCGAGTGGCACTCGTGTGACCGTATGTAGTGTGGTGAGAGTTAGTAGGAAACTTCTAGTAATTGTAGATCAAATTGATCCCATTCGCCATTTAATGTACCCTAGATCGGGATATAATAGATCAGCGCAAATTTCCTTTAGTCAGGATAAAATAGACTCCTGACAGGTTTTCTTTGTTGGTTTCTTCCCTATTAAGAAATTAACAGCGACTCTAATTTTATCTCATGAAAGTCCAAAAAATTATGAGTAATAATCAGTCACAGAGTTGCGCCGTCCACCTAGCCAGTGGACACTACCGGTTTGGCCCCCGTGTACTCGCAAAGGGTGCGTTGTACCCTGCGCGTTGCGATCGACTTTTGAAACAAGTCATTGAATCTTCAGTCAATCGCGCTCCTCCTCTTCATTTCCAGTCTGGTAATGAAAAGGATGTCCGAAAGGACAAATACTTGCGTAGCCTTGAGGCTAAGGTCAAAGAGGTGCGCAAGGACCGTCGTCGTGGAACACATAATTCCAATATTCCAAAGATGAAGTTCCAATCGGGTGAAGAATTGCCTGATTTTCCGGAACAATTGATGGATGTTGGAGAAAACATGATTGCTTTGAGCGCCGTGCTCAGCAAGTGTAATGATGTTCAATCCGCGACAGCAGCCGTCTTTTTGTTTTTCAAGACTCGATATCATTCGAGTGTGTCTTACAAGATTGTCGATTATTTGACAACATTGTATTTGGATTATGAACCACAAGATGGCGATGAAGAGTCAAAGGAGACTTGGTTGGACTTGTTCAAACGAATGTTTTCAAAATGGCCTAGAGTCATTAACAGTTCCGCCTTTACAAAGGTCTCAAAGTTGATCAGTTTGTGTGCGGCCTTAGGGTTGTGCCGTTTAGCTGATTTTGACTTTTCTGTACAAGGAATCAAGATGTTCAGTATTCCCGCTCATTCAAAACACGTCAGTGCTAAAGACTTTTTGTCAGCAGTACTAGATACAATCACCTATTTTATAAAAGGTGGTTATGAATGTTTCAAGCGGGGTAATTTGGATTATTTCTTGTACGACAATCTCGATGCTCGAGAATTTGAAGAGAAATTCTTTAAGATTCTCGATATGGCTCCACATGTGAGAGCCGGAAATCTGGAAAAATTGTATTCGACAACAGAAAATGAGTACGATCGCTTATTAAGTGAAGTGCTCAAACAAGCTGAAGGCTTCCATCAGAATTCAACTGGTACTTGGGAGAAAAAAGTACTGTATGAACGCCTCACAAAATTGAAGCAGATTCGGGCAGATTTTCTGTCCTACCGTGCTGAAGGAAAGCTCAGAGAAGCTCCTTTCACTGTATTTGTGGAGGGTCCTTCATCTGTAGGCAAATCCTACGTGTCCCAACTTCTGATGAGAACCATTCTTAAGTGTAATGGTTATGATGCTTCCGATTCGAGTTTGATAGTACTCAATGAGAATGATAAGTACATGTCAAACTACCGATCCTATATCAATGGAATTTTCATTGATGATATCGGTAATACAAAACCAGATTTCGTTGAAAAGGCCCCGTCCCAAAAGATTATCGAGATTTGTAACAATGTGCCCACTTATGCCAACATGGCAGAAGTGGACATGAAAGGCAAGGTCACTATTGAACCTAAATGTGTGGTTATGACTTCCAACAAAACTTTGCATGATATTGCACGAATTTATTCAC